CTGGACTATTTGATATTCATTCGCCTTCTCGTTGGATGAGAGATATGATCGGGAAAAACTTAATGCTTGGTTGGGAAATAGGTATTGATAAATATAATAAATTACCTTTAAAAGCAATTGACAGTGTATTTAATAAAATGCCGACAGCCGATGATCTTAAATCTAATATCTCATTACCAAAGATCACCCCGGAAGCAGCGCTAGGGGCATATGGACAAATGGCGAGCACATCGAGCATTGTTAATAATTACTATACGACACGAAACAACGATGGCGTGCACTATCAACGTCCGATCATCATAGAAAACACTGTAGAACTAGACGGGCGGTAATTAGCTAAAGGTACTGCTAAATTTACAGATGAAGAAATTAGAAGAACGACAAAATTACAAAACAAGATTAAAGGAGTGTAAGGCATGTCATTATCGGTACTCTTTGATGGACACGAGCTCTCCGAGTATTTAAATGTAAGTGTCGGGTTTGATAGAGGCATTGGACCTAACAAGTCAATATCCTTGCAAAAAAACGGCATTATGAGAGGGAAAGATTTTGTCTCAACAACAAATGATGATAAAACCATCACTATGCCTTTTGTGATGTGTAATGACTTAGGGATAAAGCGCAGAGAGCTAGCGAAGATTCTAGATGTGGACGAGCCAAAAGAGCTTATATTTGGTGACGAGCCTGACGTTTTTTACTATGCTTTACCATCTGATAACCCTAAGTTAGACGAGATACATTTTTTAGGGAAAGCCTCAATTGATTGGGTCATACCTGATGGAGTAGCTCATGCAAAGGAAACAAAAGAATTTACAGCTAAAATAAATAAGGATGGCATTTTAGAAATGACTGTAGCTAATGAAGGGACCGAGCCGGTCCCTATTTCTTTTGACGTCGATATTCATGCGGATAACGGCTATTTTTCGGCTGTGTCTGAGTATGGAGTAATGGAATTTGGAAATATTAAAGAAGTAGACGGCACAATGGTAGAAACGCCAAAAAGTAAAACATTAGTGGCTACAAATAACCTTAAGGACTGGGAACAATGGCAAAAAGGGAACTACAACACGGAGAATCCAAAAAAAATATGCAACATGGAACTAGGGGTTCGTCAAGATTCTTTTAATACGGCCTTGGGCGATCTGATTGGTGAAATGCAAAAAGAAGGGAATGCTTCTGGGGGATTAAGATATGTGGATTTTGAATCCTCCCGAAATGTCTATTTGTGGTTTCGTTATTGGTTTGAAACTGCTTTGGTGGGACAAACAGGAACTTCTGGCATTAACTTAGTTTCTGAAGCCGGAACACTTGTCTGCTCTCTCATTATTGAGAAATTAGATGCATCAGGAAATACAGCGAGAGCTATTTTAAAAGTTGGTGGAGAAAATCCAAAACAATATGAGGTATTCCCTTTTCTTCCAACGCACTGGCGGAAAGATAACCCGATCACTTGGGAAGAAGGTGGCGGAGCGATGGATATCAGAAAAATTGGCGGAACCATCACTATGTTTTGGAACCACCGTTTTTACTCTTGTTACGTTCCGGAACTCGAGAATGTCAAGGTTTCCCGAGTAGAATTTTACGTTGGTCAATGGAATGGTCGTAATCTTACCAATCAAAAAGTAACACGAATGTATTTGCGCAGAATATCTGTTACTCAACTGAATGTAGAGGAATGGCAAGATAATCCAAATCGTTGGACAACCGGAGACCACTTGTTTATTGACGGGGAATCTAAACGTAAGCAATTTTATGTAAATGGACAAGTGTCATTACGTGATGAAGTGGTAGGTACAAAATACTTTAAGGTACCTTCGGGTGAAACGAAAATACAATTTTATTATTCGGATTTTAGTCAACCAATACCAAGCGTGAGAGGCACAATTAGGGAGGCGTGGCAGTGATAACTATACCTAGAATTTATGTCCGTGATAATTATGATCAGGTGTTGCTTGCATTAGATGACGGGGACTATTTTAATGATCGGATGACCCGTTACCTTACAGGGAAAGCGGCAGTATTACAGTTGAGTATCCATAAAGAAGCAACAGATTACGAGATGATAAAAACTGGTAAGAAATTGTCATTTGTGGATCCAAAAACAAAGGAAGAATTTTGGCTCAATATTAGTGACGTGTCGCAAAACGAAACAGAAATGACCATCCTTGCAACATCACTTAATTTAGAACTAAACAATGAGATCGTCGGACCTTATAAGACAAATGGAGCAGTCAGTTTTAAGGATTATTTTGATATTTTAAATTTTGAAAAAGCAATGACCTTAACTATCAATGAGGTCTCAGATAAAAAGATTCTTTTGGAATGGGAAGGAAGCCAGAATAAACTTGGACGTCTATTTTCTTTGGCTACGAAATTTGAGGCAGAAATTGAGTTTGTCACTAAGCTAAATAGAGATGGCTCCTTGAACGGGATTATTGTCAACGTTTATCGGGAACATAGTGATAAATACCAAGGGATTGGGCTTGATCGCCGGGGTACTGTGTTTCGATTTGGCGATGAAATTAAAACGATTAAAAAGCAAGAAAACGCGGATGATCTTTACACGGCTATTATCGCTACTGGAAAAGACGGCTTAACAATTAAGGACGTTGAGCATGTCTAGGCAAAATAAAAAGCCTAGTGTTGATCACTAGACTTGCTTATTGGTATTTCTGTTATTTTTTGCTGATTTACTACATACTCTCTTGTAGATATTTTTTCCGGCTGGTTAAAATCCTTTATGACCATATAAGCAACAAGCGCAAATCTATTAATTATATCTTCGTCTTGATTATCAATCCCCGCCTCATGAGCAATAGCATGAGTGAGTTCGTGGACAAAAGTTTGTTCTTGTTTTTCCCTTGATAACCCTTTCCAGATTCTAATAATTCCTCTCTGATAGTCACACTCTCCCCATTTGCTTCCCGCTTCTTCAGTGGGTAAGTAATCTACCATCTTAATTTGATAAATAATGCCTCCCACTTTTATCTTGATAGGTATTTTCATGTATTTGTCCTCCTATTGGTTATATCTAAAATCCTGTAATAAAGTATTCATCGGTGTATAAACCTTTTCGCGCGCATAGTTACGAGCTAGATATTCATTGCTGTCTACAAGCTCTCTAATAGCTTTTTGTGTGGCTGTAATGCGTCTTTGCCATTCTTTAGCTCCATCTGTGTTGCCCATAGCATCAGCTACATATTTATTTTTCTTGAGTTTGACAATACGCCGTTCTAGTTCCCGTTGCTTTTTAGTAAGCTGGGCTACTTTGTTATTTTCCTTCGCACTGTATTTCGGCTGATTATTAGTATTTACTCCCGGTATAAATGGGATATGCAAATGTCGGCAATTCACACCCCGATGGCCACCCGGCTCTCCGTAATCAGCCTGCCAATAAGGATCATATATACTTTTGTACTTGCTATTTGGTGGCACATCTCTCCGCAAGTCAACCACATGCCCCTGTATCCTAGCACAAGCAGGACGTGCCCCCATGTGGGTAGAAACAAGTACCGTATGCACGCCGTACTCTCCCATTCGGTCAGTACGCAGCTTATTATAGGTGTTGCTTAATGTAGATTTTAAAACAGTCCGTACATAGCGCTCTAAGCTCCATGTGTGGCCGCCCTTATCAACAAAGGTGGACTTGACGCCCTTTTGCGCCCATTGTTGTATTGTGCGCTCTAACGCTTGCTCAAACGTAAAAAGACCGCTATTAAATGCAGCAGTCGTCTGGTTGATGATCTCGTTATACATTTGTGTGGTAGCAGAGGCATAACCAAAATTTGTGGATAGCAATGTTTGATTAACGTAATTGTCTATATCAGTCCAAACTTGATCGTAATAAGCTCGCATGATGTCATCAAGATTATTTGGCAAAGGTAAAGCATCGTAAGGAAGCTGACTATCAATGTCTTTAATAATTTTTTGTCCCGATTCCTCAAACATTCTTTCTATTTGCTCTTCGGATATCCCTGTTATTTGAGAGATCGCTTTTGCTGTCTCTTTGTTAAACAACCTCAACTCTTGGAGTTTTTCCCGTTGCCAATCCAATATGTTATCATGTCCGTTATTAAGACGTTT